GGTCGAGGATGCTTTGCCCACGGTTACGGTCACAACCCCTGAACCGCACGTCACTGAAAGTGCTTCGGTGCCGCCCGAGGATGTAACTGAACTTGGAGTGGAGAGGCAAGCGAAGCCATTGTACGTGGCGCTCGATATACTCATCCAAAACTCAAGCGAGAGGCTTTGGCCGTTAGGGTAATAGCCGTTGTTGCTGACGAAGTAGCCTGTTGACCCGTCGAAAGTGCATCCTGCCATTGACGGGAAAGATGCGTTCGAGCTTCCAATCCACTGGAGAGCCGAGGCCCCTTCATTCCAGACAGGATAGAAGTAATACGCCTTCGAATTGGTCAAGCCAGTGACCGTGACGGAACCGGCACCAATTTGTGTGACCGTACCATCAGCGCGATAGATCGCCATGTTTGACGGCCAAGCCCAGGTGATTTGCCCTGAAGAGGAGGTGTAGGTAAACCCTCCCACCAAGATGGGCATCATGGACCCTTTAGCGAGGAGTTGTGACGTTGACGGGTCAACGGCGTTTTGTGTCGCCAATGCACCCTGGCCAGTGATCGCCGCCGCCGTGTGATTCGCGGTAACGTCCGCCCCGGCCTGCGCTGGCATCAGATTCGCAATGGGGGTGATGGATGCAGCCGCAACACCGCCGAGTTGCGTGGCATTGGTGGCCGTTGTAGCCGTTGTCGCATTAGTCGCGGATGGGACGGTGCCTGTGACTTGTGAACCAATCACATTTCCGCTGCCGTCGATGGCCGCCTGGACAGCGCTCGACATGTCGGCGTGACTCAGCGCATTCCCGTCGCCAATGCCCTTGACGTTGTAAGATCCGATTTTCGTGCCGGAGGCGAGGCCGCCGCCGCTGGCAATGGTGCTTGTGAAATCAGAGCAGTGATTTGCTCTCGGCAATGTACCGTTGAAGGTGCCCGAACCAAAGTTCACACCGCCGCCGCTAGGGATGGTGTTGGTCACATCCGGGCAATGATTCGCTCTGGGCAAGATACCTGAGATATGCGAGCCGGCCGCGATAGCCCCCGAGCCAATCATCGTGCCAGAGTTGGCGGACGTAATGGGGTTGCCAGATGTGATCGCCGGAGGTGCCCATCCTGTCGGCGCATCGCCTTGCTGTACTTGCACGCAACTGAAGTCCAGTGATGCTCCGCCGGGAAGCGAATAGGGCGAAATCGTGAAGAATCCTTCCGGATCGATGGTGTTGGTTCCAAAGTTAATCAGAACTACATACCGCTGCCAGGATGAGGTCAGAACCGGATTCTGTAGCCATGTCTGCGTCACCGGCCAATGATTCCAACCGGGTGACATCGTGCAGTTGCTCGGGTTCGTTGAAACGCGCGCATAAAAACTAACAATATAGTTGGTGCTCGGCTGCCAGCCGCCAAACAAGGATGCCGCCGTGGCGAAGTAGAACCCGAATGTGTTGGTGACTGTTGCATTAGCCGTGATGCGCCAGTAGTTCGCCGGGGCAATCGCGCCACCCGATGAAACGGTTGTCGTGACTGATATGGCGCCGTTGTTGTAAACACTAAAGTTTGTCGGAATACCTCCGCTGCTGACCAAGAAGTCACTGTTTGCAGCGAGGTTTCCTGAGCCCATCACACCAGTTGTTCCAAGGCCGCCGAGTGTCACTGAGCCGCCACCGGCTCCAGACAAAATACCCGCCGTGGATATGGTGATACTGTTGTTCTGGAAACCGGATGTGTTTGTGTGCTTAGGATTCGTGAAGTTGATTCCACCACCGGAGAGAACAGTGTTGTTCACATCGCTGGCGGTGTTGGTGCCAACAGCCGATGTGTTGGCCGAGGTTCCCTGGCTGGTGATAATATCCGCATCACCCAATACAGTAGAACCATCGGACTTGCGAATGTTCGTGCCGGATGTGACGTAGTTGGCTTTGGACAGACCGCCTTGATTGGCGTGGCCGCTATTGAAATCAATCAGAGCCTTGCCGTTCGAGTCGATAGCTGTGACGCTCTTGTTGGTCGAGCCATTGGCGATGTTATCGAGACCAGAACCACTCGTACTGGTGATCGTCGCGCTGACGCGGTCGTGCAGTGTGCTGATCGGGATCGCCGTCTTCGACGTGCCGGTGATCGCCGTCGAACCGACGATCTGGCTGCTGGAGTTGATTACGGCCTGAATCGCGGTGGACATATCGCCATGCAGAAGCTGGTTCGAGTCACCGACACCCTTGACGTTGTAAGAGCCGATTTTCGTACCGGAGGCGAGACCACCACCACTGGCGATGGTGCTCGTCACGTCTGAGCAGTGATTCGCACGCGGTAGGATTCCGCTGTGGGTAGCGGCCGCAAAGTTCACACCGCCGTTTGTCAGACCAGCCGACTTCGTTCGTGCATAGGTAGAGCCGTCGATCACAGCATCAACACCTGTTCCTCCGGCATTCATAACCTGGCCACCGGTCGCCACGACGCAGGTTGCCCCAGCAGTTGTAGTAGGGGATTGGCCAGTCGCCCCGCTCCAAGTCCATGCATCACCTGGCATTACATTAAAGGCGACAACTCCCCCGACATATTGCGCCCTCTGAATGTAAATATCCCACGACAAGTTGGAGGCTGAAGTGCTCCCGCCTGTGGCATTTGCCACCATGCCTGTAATCGGGTTAGAGCCGCCAAGCGTGTAATAAGAGAACCCACAGATGTTCGGGGCCGACATCTGATTGGCATTCCTGATTGTGGCTTCCGTGATGGCTTGCTGATTGGCGTTCACACTGTAGCCAGCGCCAGAACTGATCTTAAAACTGAGGCTACAGGATTGGCCGCCGCCCACCCAAGTTCCGAGTTCGACCCACTCTCCTGCCATGGTTCCCGCAGGAAGAGCGTACATCGTTAGATTGCTGGCGGCTTGCCCACCAACATTCTGCACGTTCCCGCTGCTGTTGATGGCGCCAGTGATAGACGAGTCAGTGTTCGCGCGGGGAAGTGTGCCAGTGTGTCCACTGGCACCGAAGTTTACGCCGCCGCCGCTGTTGACCGTACCTATCAGATCGCTGGCTACGCGGGTAGTTGATCCGTTTGTTACCCCACTGGATGGATGGTTCGCAGTTACGTTTGCCCCGGCTTCGGCAGGCATCAGGTTAGCAATCGGGGATATCTGACTGGATGTAACCCCGTTAACCTTGGACGTGTCCGCCGCCGTGTTCAGGCTGGTCTTATCGGCGCCCGCCTGGGCCGCCGCAAAGCGGGTAGTGCCATCGGGGATGTTGTCCACGGTAACCGCGGTTGAGCCAGCGGTGAGCGTTGCTCCGGTTGCGGATGTACTCCAATTTGAGTTAGGCATAATTGGACCTCACGGCAGCGGACACAGTTCCCAGCGATGCCGATGGTGTAATTGATGTGATGTATTCCCGGTCAGATGCTTCGACTTTTACGGGCGGGAAAAGATAGTTGGCGGTGTTTGTCGGGTCAGTCCCGACGTAAGCAACGACGTCGAAGTTCGTCGGTGTCGGCGCACCCGCCGGGAACGCCCAGGTGATTTTGATCCAGTACGTCTGCGGTGTACTTACCGTGCCACCTGTGACCGTTACTGGCTCGATGGGATCTGCGCCGGGTAGTTGTCTCATGATGATGGCTCCGTAGTCGAAATGGCGATAGCGACGTTTGTGGGTTGAGGATAAACGATGCCAGTCGGCGGCAAAGGCGAAGAGGGCAGGCTAAAGACCGTCACAGCCGCCGAGCCCGACGCTGTGGGATCACCCACGCTGGTCGCGGTGATGGTATGTGAACCCGCGAAGTTGGGCGCATAGTTTCCCGCCGCGCTGATTGTTCCCACCGTCACGTTGCCGCCCGCGATGCCATCCACGCTCCAGGTCACGTTGGGATTCGCGTTGCCCGTGACAGCGGCTATAAACTGCTGCGATGTGCCGGCGGCAATAGTGGATGAGGCGGGCGTAACGCGGACGAGTGTGGGCGCGGCCGCTCCCGGCGTGCGATAGATGCCAAAGACATCGGCCGTTCCAGACCATTTGAAGCCAGAGCCGTTCTGAAAGTAGATGTGAACGACGTTCTCCGCATCGAGATAGCATGCACCTACGCCCTGCGCGTGGCTTGAGCCATTTTCATATGTGCCGTTGCTGGATCCAATGTTCACTTCGAGTGTGGATCCATCGCCAGCGGCAGCAGGAAGTACAAACGTCGCGCCGTCGGCCATGTTCTTTGCGCAGCCCGCGCCAAAGATTGTGCCATCGGGGAGCGGGATCTCGATCCAGTTGCCGCCGCCGAGAACTTGCGTGGTGACGCTGCCCATGTTGTTTTTCCAGGCGAACACCAGCACAGAGGCCGCACCGTGCCACACATGCCTCGTATCGTCGCCTGCGTTGACGTGAACAACCATTTCCGCATCTACGTAGGCGCCCACGAGGAAGATATTGTGGCCGGTGTCGTCCACCGAATAAATATCGCCAACCGCGAAGGACTGGGCGGCCGTGAAACCAGCGGGCAGATCGACGGTGGCGCCGTCGCGCAGAGTGCCCTGACCGAAGAGGATGATTTCTCCGCCTGGCAGCGTCAGTTCAAGCCAGGTCATTCCATTGCTTGTGGTGGGCACATCAGGGCTGAGCCAGCTCAGCGCCGCGTAGTTCACGTCGCCGCCCCACACCAGGCCGCCATTATCCTCGTACTGCAACGTCAGCAGACGAGCTGCGCCGACGTCGCAAAGAGGTATATAGATAGCGGAATGATCGTTGCCGGGCACGCTGGCGCCGGCGGGTGACGCCCAGGCCAGCAGATTGGCGGGAGGAAAGCCAGATGCTGGCAACTGAAACGCCTGGCCGCTGGGGAGCTGGCCGCTGAAGAAGACGAAGTAGCCGCCATTAGCGAGAGGAATGCTGGTGTAGTTGCTGTCGTTTCCCGGATCGCTGCCGGGCACTGAAGGCCACCCAGCCTGAAGCGGATCGCTGGCGTCGTACATGACCGCTTCGTTGTACGGCCCGAGCGGGATCTCGATCTCACCGCTGTTTTCGTCGGGTCTGAGCGCGATCGCGCCACCGGAGCCAGCGGCCTGTGCCGTCGGCGGACAGAAGATGAGCGGCTCCAACGCCTCATATTCCCCCGCGTACTCATAATCCACGGTGGGGTCGATGGTGACGTGATCGCCGGGCCGGATAGCGGAGGCCAGATTTCCGTAAATATCCCGCGCGAACATCGATGTGCGCAGCTTGGCGCAGGGCGGCGTGACGTAAGGAGTCTGATCGATGCCCAGCAGCCGGTCGCGTTCGTACATTGTGAGGCGGCTGGCCTGATCCCACGTCATCGTGGCGTAGTCGAGCGATTGTTTCACCTTGTTGCGCTGGCGTGGAATGCCGAGACCAACTGCGCCGCGTGCCAGCATATTGGTCTTGTGCCAAAACTCCGGCGAGCGCTCCTTGAAGCGCGAATAGAGCAGCCCGCAGCCGCCTGCCTGGCCAACGGCGGCCGGATAATTCGACCCTTTCGGAACCAGCACAAACGTCGTCGGATCGACCTCTTGCGGCGTGCCTTCGTTTTCGACGGCCGGAACGCTATAGACCTCCCACTGTCCGTCGTAGGTTGTATTCGTGCCACCGATAGCGATCCAGTCGTCAGCCGCAAAGGGATGCGGCTCGATCGTGGTGACGACAGGCCGGTCGCCCGCGCTACAGGTGATCGATTGGATGTTGCTGCACATTGGAACCAGCAGCTCACGGAACTTTGCGATGTAGCGGTTCGGACTCTTGTGCAGCGTCTGGTCACTGGCGCTCCAGGACCCGGGAAGAATGTGCTCGCGGCTGAATGTGAAGACGCTCGGCCGAGGCATGTCGCAAGTGAGCGAAATCTTGCCGGCATATTCGGATGAAAAGCTTCGGCAGCACAGCAGAATCTGTTCGAGGCAGGCTTGAAGCGTGGTCTGCGTACTGAACGAGTAGTTGCCCGCAAAACGCGGTCGGCCATTGGCCAGGAACTCGTCGTAATACTGCGCTGCCTGGTAAATCGAGCCCCAGTCAAAACGGTTCTTCACCGCGTCCGAAAGCACGTCGGGGCCGACATCGAGCGTGAGGCCGTAATCGGGCATGAGCTTGCGGCGCAGCAGCACATCCACAAAATGCCAGGCCGGGTTGGTGGTGAAGGCGTAGCCGGTCTGATTGCCCTCGTCGTCAAAGAGACGGCAGCGCAAGGCGCGCCAGAGACCGATGGGCGCGATGTCTGTCCACTGCGTTGGATCGTTGCCGTTGTTGCTCGTCTGGTGGCTGACGGGTTGTTTGCGCATCAGCGTGTAATATGCAATGCGCGAGAAGGCCAGCGGCTGGATGGCCGGGGGAAAGAGCGGCCACAGAATATCGACGTTTTGGTCGGGCCCCGTGGAAGACGGCGTGAGCGGCGCATTCAGCGGAGTATCGCAGCCGCTATGGAAGTTGAAGACAAAGCCCTCAGGATTATCGAGCGCCTGCAGCCAGTTGAAACCGTAGCTCCGGATGACCTGGGTCGCGGGCGCGTCGCCGCCCATCCAGACCAGCCTGTCGTTGATCCACAGCGAGATCGGGCCGTCCCACTCGCCATGCCCCAGCAGCCAGATCCCCAGGCGTGTGTACTCGTTGACCGAATCGTTGGTATTCTGCAGCGTGTAATAGGCGTGGCGCTTCCCGGTGACCCACGCATAGCCGTAGCTCAGCGGAATCGGAGTCCCTGTAGTCTCGCTGGCGGAGCTGATCGCGGTTGTGGATGCGTTCGCCATTAGATCGTGCGTCTCCGGTTGGTCACATTCAGCGCGGTGTTCGCGCCTGTCTCGCCAAAGTTGATCTCGTAGTTGTTCATTACGCACATGATGCGGCTAAGCATCTGGCAGCTCTGATAGCTGTAGTTGCACTCGGTCGGACCCTGGGCGCCGCAACGGACGCCACCCCATTGGAGCTGGCACGTTTCCGAGTAGATTTCGAGCGGCGTGTCGTCCTGCGAAGGATTCAGGAGCTGGGCGCCTTTCAATGTCGCCGTCTCGGTAGGTGCGTCGTCCATGCTGAGGGTTCCATGCACCTCAATCCATGAGGCCGCGGCGTCCGGCTGCCAGCAGCGATAGACGAAGAACGCGCCTTCCAGCGCGCTGCTTCGCGCGATCCGTTCAAAGTCGCGGCTGAGCGTATCGCCGCTGAGATTCTGCAGCACGAAGGCGCCTACATCGGTCACCAGAGACCGATGGAAGGTGATGTGGGGAACGCTCAGAAGCCAGGGCTGGTACTGAGTGAGAACTGATGCGGGAGGTGTCCAGGTCGAAAGCGGGGCGCCGTAGGTGGGCAGCGGAGGAGCCGCGGTGATCGCATTCGGAGCGAGGATCTTCCGGTCAGCCCAGTAGTAGAGATTCCCGTTGATGTCGCATACGTCGAGCAGATTCACAGGCGCTATGCCGGTGCGGGCTCCGCCCGTAGCGAGAAGAGGCGCTGGATAAGGGATCACCTCATCACCTCCAGCGCGTACCAGCTCACCGCTGCACCCGAGGAGGCGGCGTTCTTTGTGCCGGCACAGACCACCTGGACGCGGTGAATATCCAGCGGCAGGTTCTGCTGTGTAACCACGATCTGCGGCCCGATGTCGGCTGCGTTATAGAGATCGACCATCTCCAGCAGAACGCCGTCCACATAAACGTTCACCTGACCGAACTCCGGTCCCTTGAGCATATAGAGACGAAAGCCGTAACCGCGGTACTCATAGCAGGCCCAGTCGCCTGCCGTGCCGGGATCGTCCATAGTGGTGTAAGGAGTGCCCACCGTCGCCAGGCTCACATGCTCGGTGCCCTGCGCGCCGGCGACGGCCGCGTGCGCCGTCTGCGCCCACGCGCCGCTGGTGGCCAGCTTTTGATCGCCGAAATCGTTGGTGACGAAGAATGCGATCGCATCGTTGGCCCAGTCGCTGGGGAATGCGACCATCTGCTGCTGCGGAATCTCCTCGAAGGTCACGTTCTGCACGTCCCACATACCGTTGCCCGTCTCGACGGGAACAACCTCCGTGGTAAAGCGGCCCATGTACTGTCGGCCTCCGCCGTCCCAATCGATGACGGTGAAGAAGCCGTCCTCGTATTGCTCGTAGTACCACTTCAGCTTCTGCACGCAAGCCCAGGAGCGCCCCAGCCAGGAGAAATTGAAGGAGTGCCCGGTGTTTTGCGTCTCGCGCGTCCAGGGCGTTCCTCCCACGGCTTTTTTGTTGAGCTTGGTGCTCCAGCGCTTGCGCGTGAAGCCGTAGTTGGGCGTCATCGAATCTTCGATCGATTCTTCCCACACGGTCGTCGGGTTCAGAATGTCTGTGGCCGGCATCAGTTCATCCCTCCGCCCGAGTTCTCCGCGTAGCTGTCATTCACGGCTGAGCGGATATTGTGCTTGTACTTGTCGAGGAATTGCGAGACGCCTTTTGCGTCGATGGCGTGGACGTGGAGATGCACGTCGCCCATCGATGTGGTCTGCACTGGCATCTTGCCGCGATTTCCTTCGGTGATAGCTTTGACCATCGTGCTGTTGTCAACGCTTGAGAAAATGCGCTCGCCGGCGTGATTTTGGTTCAAGCCCGTTTGCGGAACGTAAGGCGTGCCCGTCGCGTAGGAAGCGCCCGAGGCCCCATACATGCTGCGGCCGCCCTTCTGCTCCGCAGTAAGCTTGCCCATAAACTCTTTGATCTCAGGCTTGATCGTGTTCTGGTAATAACGGTCACCCTGCCAGCCCATCTTGCTTATGGCCTTGGACGCTTCCATCTGCAAACTCTGCGCGTCGGAATAGGCGTCAAGATAGCTCATGCCGCCCGACTGGTAGGAGGACAAATCGTTGGCGATCCGCGGCCGCACGGTCTTCAGGTCGTATTGGCGCGCGGCGGCACTGCTGCCGATGGCTCCTATGGCTGCGCCGGCGACCGCGCCGACTACCATGCCTATCGGGCCTGCGACCATGAGGCCGAGTTCCGCTCCGCTTGCAGCGCCTTTCATCGCTCCGCCAAAACTGCCACCTCCTTCGTGCGCAGAATAGAGGCCGACTGCATCTTGACCCGCAGTGATTCCCTCGCCGACGCCGTTCATCACCTTATCGCTTGATGAGGAGCTGCCAGAGCCAGAACCGGAGCCGTCTCCGTCCTTGCTTTTTTTGATGGTTTGAACGAGGCTGCCAGCCGAGCTTAAATTGCCTTGAGCGGTCGCGCCCGGAGCGCCATTCGACACGGGCATTTGAGTGCTTTGACGCCGGCCATCGGCAGCGCGCGGCCCACCGCTACCCGCGCCGCCTAAATCGCCTGACGCACCCGCCTCCGCTTGATGGTGGAAGAGATGCTTCAGCAGATAATCGCTCTGTTGCTGCTGACCTGTTCCCTTCTTATGGAACATATCCTTGAATTCTTTGGCGAGAGGTAAGCCGCCAGAGATGTCGCTGCCAAGGCCCTTCCAGAAACCGCCTTTGCCGGGAAGCGCACCGGCAGCGCCCGAGGCGAGGTGTGCCCCGGCTTCAGCCCCGCCGCCTGTGCCAGCGCCGCCAACAGTCGAGCTTCCTGCGTCTGCGCCGCTAGCGGTCGAGCCGCCTGCGCTCCATGCCGCGGCCCCGGCAGATGTTGAGGAACCGCCCGCGCCCATACCGCCCGTTGCGCCCGTCGTGCCAGGAGCGAGCAGCGTTGTGCTGCCGCCAGGGCCAACAGCGCTTGTGCCGCTTCCACCAGGTCCCATGCCCGCGCCACCGCCTGCAATTGTGGCAGTGCCGATCTGAATTGTGGCCGAGTTGACAGAGAACATTTTGCCGGCCTCGGCGTGTGTGCCTCCGCCGCCGCGCTGCGCGTTCTTTCCGCCATGGCCACCGCCGGAGAAGACATCGCTGAACGCGCCGTCCGGGGTTCTGTCTGGGCCTTTGCCCTGGAAGCGCTGTACCAGCGACGCGGCGGCGTTTCCCGCGGCCTTGTCGCCGAGCTTTTGCAGGTATTTCAGCGGGTGATTCATCCCCTCGAATATTTCGGAGAACTCGCCGGCCATCTTTTTGCGCGCTTCAGTCGCGGCTTCGATCATCTGGCCGTTGGCTTCCATCTGTGCTGCGGCCACGCGCCGGTTGTAATCGTCCTGTGAGATCTCCTGAGTGTTCAGCTCTTCGAGGTATTTTTGTTTGCGCTCCTCCAGTTCGGCGCCGATCGCGGCCGTCTTCTGTTTCTCGGCCGAGAGGAACTTGACACGCGCCTGTTCTTCGAGATGCACCGTCTCATCACTGTTTTTGCGCTGGAGGGCCGCGCGTTCTGCATCGCTCCCCTGATTGATGCTTGCTGTGCCCCGATCGAGCAGATTTTTCCCTTCAGCCTGGTCCGTGGTGAGTGGCCCGATCTTTGGCGCGTATCCGTATTCCTTGCGGATCTTCTCTCGCAGCTCGTCAATTTTCCTTGAAGCCTCGGCCGTGATGCGCGCAAACCCGGAAATCTGATGCATGGCGCTCTGGTCGGATAGTGCATCGACCTCAACGGTGAGTGCGCGCTTCCCTTCAAGAATTTCAGCGTCGGTCTGCCGGTTGACCGCTGCAATGCGCCTGGCGCGATTTGCATCATCGAGGTTAGGATCCTCGTTTATATCCGCGATGCGATTCGCGCCCTCGGCCCGCGTCTTTGAGATGCCCGTGAGGCCGGCCGTTCCAGCCTGACGTTCGATTTTGTCAGTGGCCTGCATCTCAGCGCGCAGCCACTTCATTTTCTCGGCGTGGAATTTGGCGTGGACGGCGTAGCGCGCGGCCGTCGAGTCCATGTCCTTAAACTTCAGCTCCACAATCGCGGCTGCTTCCTGAGCCTCGTAAAGAGCCACGCCATGCAGCCCCGTCTCCAGAGCTTGTTCGCGAATGTGCGCCAGCTCCTGGCTCTGTCCGCGGCGCAAGTTAAAAAGTTCCGCGTCCGCCTTTGCATCGGCGATTCTGTTCTTGGTGTTTTGCTCTTTTTCGGCAGCATCTTTCGCAACAGGATTACCATTGGCGCTGTCCAGACCGTATTTGTATGAGGCATCCTCGACGTTTATGGCGTGCTGTTTCTGTTTTTCGGCGGTGATCTTCCGTTCGCCGCGCAGCCGTGCGTCTCCAGCGTGTTCGAGTTCAATCTGAGCGAGTCTATTCTCGTGCTGTTGGCGCTCCTGTTCTGGACTAAGCTTATCCGCGCGTTCCCTGTTTTTGACGCCCTCGCCGGCCATTTGATGCGCGCCATAGAGTTCCCCCAGTCCGGTGCCCACATTCCCGCTGAGGATGTCCACCCATCCCTGCTTATGAATTGCATTGGCGGCTCCCCCGTATGCCTCGACGGCGTTCTTCGCTTCGTTGATCCGGAGCGTGGTGGTCTCAATATCGTGGCTATTCCAATAGTCGTCGTCTTTCTGCTTTTTTACGGTTTTCTCGTAGTCTTCAGCGGCGCTGTTCAGGGAAAAGTAATTGTTCCACAGCTTCTCCGCCCCACGGATCGCCGCCTCGAAGACCATCGCGCCAATCTGGATTGTGGCGAAGCCAATCATCACGGTGCTGAGGGCGTTCAGCGCCACTTGCGCGGTTTTGCATTCGCCGATCAGGGAGATCATCGCGCGGGGAAGCCGCACGCCTATCTCTTCGGCGGCCAGCCGAGTCTTTTCCTTCGCGGAGAGCATTCCCGCGCCGGCCGCCTTCATGCCTTCTTCTACCTGTTTCCCAGAGCGAGTCCCCGCCGCCCCCATTTTGGTCAGGTTTTGCTCGACTCCTGCGAGCACCTGGCTGGAGGTGTTATCGACGACGTTCACCGAGATCTGAACCGCGCTGGTTTCTACCGCCATGGATCACGCCCTGCCGCACTGGAATAAAAAGCGGGAATAATTTGTGCCCGTTTTTACAATCGCGTCATTCCTTCTTGCACTCGAACTTGCTTCCGCAGCCAGGACATTCTCGACCAAAGCGATTCTGCTGGCGCTCGCCGCAGGAGTTGCACGCCGGATGACGAGCTTCAAACGCCGTTCGGGCGCGGCGCAGGGCGAGCAAGCCATCCGCCTCGCAAGCCGCGAGATCTCCCGCTGCAGGACCGATACCCGCTTGCTGGAGAGCTTCGAGATGCAACAGATGCTCGCCGAAACGGTAGTAGCCCCATGCAAGAGTGCGCGGTGGGACCAGCCGTTCCATGCGCTCGATGGTCTCCTGGCTGGCCCCTTCGTCGCGGATGCGGCTGCGCACGAAGTCGCTCTCGAATATCTCTTCGAGGGCCATCCGCACGCCTTCCGCGTCTTTCCAGACATCGATCACGCTTCCTCTTCGACCTTGGGCGCAGCGGGCGCGAAGAGCACATCCACGGCCGCAACCTTGTGGTAGGTGTCCATGAACTCGATAATGGCGTCGCGGTCCGGCGTTGTGCCGTCCACCGTGTAGCCTTCGACGCTCACGATCAGCTCGTCGTAGAGATCGGCCAGGGTGGCTTGCGCTCCCAGCCATTGCGTCTTGCCGTTGCGGCTTCCGCCCACCACGCGCGAGCGGCTGCTGTCTCGCGAGACGCGGCGCTGCTGTTCACTGGTGGGCGATTTGAAGTTGTGGCGCAGGCCCTTGAACTTGCGCATCACTCCATCGTCGCCGGCGCTCCATACCGCGTCCAGGAACACCGACTCCTGGCCGAGTGAGATCGGATCGTCGTCGCAAGGCTCGCTGGCCGAAACCGAAATGATGGCGTTGGCCACGCCCAGGCGGTGCGAAAGAGGGAGCATCCCCTTCCAGCCTTCGACCTGGTCGATGCTGGTTTTGCCTTCCGGCAGCGAGTAGCCGCTGGCGGTTGTGAGGCTCTGCTCCACCAGGTCAAGCCGCGCGGCGCTCGAATCGAAGCTGTCAACACGCTTGCCGCCCTGGTTTTCACTGGTATTGAGGATCCCCTCGAAGTAGCGCAGCCACAGCTTTTTCGCAATGCGCGCGAGGGTGAAAGTGTATTGCTTGCCGCGATCTTCAATAACGATCACGCGGGGCTGTTTGAGTTCAATGGCCGGCGCTGCTTTGGTCTCCGGCTCGGAAGGCGCTGGCCACGGCCATGGACGGTTGGGATGCAGTGGATCGCTGAATGGTTTCTTCGCTTCGTCAGACATAGGCTCCTTCTTTCGTTTGAAGTTGGGATTTTGTAACGCCAGAGGGTTGAAGGAACCCTTGAAGCTGAAGTCCCGCGCAGGTCATGCGAAACTTCTACCGCGCCGAAGGGGTGGCGCGGGTGATGCGGAAAAAGTGGGACGCGCTCCCGTTGAACGCGCCCCGGAGGAAACGGTTTAGGCGGCGCCCGTCAGATACGCAGGTACCGAGTTGACCACGCCAATGGAGATCGGCGGAACACCGGCCACTTCGTAGCAGGTGGACTCGTCGGCTTCGATCTGCCAGACCTCCATGTCGCCGTCGAAGCCGAGCTTGGTGGTCTTCAGGTGAACCTGAGGGAGGGAGATTGTGAGCTGCGCGGCCGCGCCGGAATTCGCCGTGAGCGAATATGCGGCAGCTGTGTCGTTCTGGAAGAGCGTGTAGATGTCGTCCGTGTCCTTGGCCGCGATGGTTGTCGCGATCGAGAACTTGGGACTCTGCTTGCGGACGAAGATGCCGTAGAGTCTACCGCCAGGCGCGCGATGCACCTGAAGCTGGTTTTGGAGCTTGAGAGTAGTGCTCATGTGGCGGCCGAGCATCGAGGCCGGTGCGCCGACGGGGCCGAGCGTGAGCGCCGCGTCCGAGCCCAGGATGTAGCTCTCCGCGGCCAGGGCTGGCAGATTTGCCAGTGCGCCCATGGTTTGGTAGCCGGTGCCCTGCATGGTCATCTCCGCCATGATGGCGCCGATCTCGCTGATGGTGATCGTCACCTCGTCGATGCACATGTCCGGGCAGGTGTACTTGATTGCCTCGGTGTCTTCGAGGTAGATGGTCGTCGGCACCGCGGTGCGCGTGGTTTCGTCGAAAGTGAAGGCGTGCGTGTAGGGCGACCCAGCGCCGGTCACCGTGTCGGTACCCATCAGGAAGGCGAAGAGCCAGCCCGCCAGCCAGGGCGAGAGTTCCGCCTTGAAGCCGGTGAACTTGGTGTCGAGACTCGTGACCTGGCCGTTAGTGGCGAAGGCAGTGCCTTTGCCTGAGTAAGCCAGATCGCTGCGGCGCGTGGTGGTAAGGCCGAGAACGGCTCCGCCGTCAAAGCGCTGGCGCTGGGTCATGGACGCCTCGAGGAGCGCGCCCTGCCACGCGGGCTGCGAAGCCGCGCTGAGCACTAGGTTTCGAGATTCTTTCCATTGTGTGAGAAAATTGTTGGGTCCTGCCATCACTTCACCTCGGGTTCAGCGGCGCTTGCCTCGGCCGCGGGTTGCGTTGCTTTAACTGGCTGCTCGGGCGCATCCGTGTGGCTCGCGCCCGGAGAAATGACGCGCCCAGGCGTTGCTTTTGCGGGACTGGATGCAACCTCGAGAACCGGCTGTCCATCGAACATCCTGAGCGAGAGAGAACGCCGCCACTCGCTGGTGAGCACCTTGACCGGCTTGCCGGGCGCGAACGAATAGGAGTAGTGCGCGTTGGAAATGATCACCTGCGCGCCCGTGCCGGCGAAAGCGATGCCCGCCGCGGACAATTGCACCTGAACGAGATCTGGAGTTGCTGCTGCTGCCATCAGAGGGAACCTCCATTGGGGCCATCGAACTGCGCAATGCCGCCGATCAACACGGTGATGGCGAAGAGCTGATCGACCGGGCCTCCATCGTTGGGAAGCACAAGAGACACGCGCTTGATCTCCACCGGCATCGAGCTGGTGCCATCGGCCAGCGCCAGCCGCGCGCCGGCAAGCTGATTGAGCGTTACCGCGACCAGACCGAGAATTTGCAGCCGCTCGTCGGCCTTGGAGCGCAGGCTCGACTCAAAGCAGAGCACGTCGAAGAGCAGCCCGGATTGATAGGTGAGCCGCTGGTTATCGCGCAGGTTGTTGTAATCGGCGTCGCTGAACTGGATGCGCAGCGACGGCGGCTTGAGCGCGAGCTGGCCCTGGGCGTTGAAATCCTTACTGTTAACCGAATTCACGTCGACCGCGACCGGCGCATCCGGCGTGCCATATGCGGCCGGCATTGTGCCGTTGAGCAGCGCGATCAGCGCCGCTTCGACGTAATCGATGCGAAATTGCGAGGGAGCGCCCATTATTCGCCTCCCAGGCCGGCAGCAGACCGCGCGCGGCGGATGTAGCCATTGACCAGGCTCTGGATGCGCTGAGGGTCTTCGGGCCGGAAGACAAGGTAAGGCCGCGCCGGAATGTTCTGATGGCGCGTGTGGCCGGCGACGTTGATTTTCACCTGGTTGCGCGGCCCACGAACATTCAGCGAGCGATTCCCGATTTTCCCTTTGCCGAGCGACGCCGAGAGCCGCGCGTAGCTGTGCTCTTTCACGTTGACCGTGGCGTCCTGCATGGCCTGGGTGCGCGGACCAACGCCCACCGAGCCGCGGTCACGCGAGCCGAACTGATGCACGGCCGCATACTTGAGGTTGGTGCCGATAACCACCGCGCCAGGCTCGGTCTTAAACCCGATGGAGTTGAGCAGATGTCCCGAGTCGATGAGGAGCTGGTGGCCGGATCCGTACTTCTTGGGATTGCTCTTGACGGTCGAAGGCGCAAGCGGCGCCCAAGACCTGGCCGGAGATCCCTGTTCGCGGAAGGTGCGCCGTACCGAGACCAGCATGGCCGCGCCGATCTGGAACATCAGCTCGTCCTTCTGCGCCAGCGAAAGGCGGAACTTCGCCAACGCGACTTTCACGTTGGCATCATCGACCTGGATGACTTCCGCGCTCATACGTACCCTTCCAAGTGCCGATCGCTGAATTGCAGGTGGCGATCCTTGCGGCTGATCTCGGGGCCGCCCAGCGAAACCTGCGGCTGGAGAGCCGTGGAGGGTTGATCGAGCGACGCCCTGGCCGCTGCGATGTCCTTGAGAAAGGTGATCGCCTGGTCGAAGCGCTGCTGCACCGTTTCGCCGATTGTGGTTTCGCGCCGCCGGCTGAAGAGCAGATAGACTGCGATGTCCAGGGTGAGCGCCTTCACGTCGTCCGACTGCTGTAACGGCGTGATGTACCGCATCCGGCAGTAGCTCTCTACGCGACCCGACGCCTCTTCGAGCGCCGCCGAGACCGTCGTGGTGTTGATTTCACCAGTGTTGTCATCGTCGGTCAGCTCGGTCAGATCCTTCACCGTCATGCGAAGGGGGACGAGGTCGGCTTGGGTCGCGTAGGCCATGGGACTCCGAAATTACTTGGTTGGCGTGACGGCTTCGATCGTCTTGAGCTTCAACAGCGGCTCAGCCTCTTTGTCAGAGAGCTGCACTGTTGAGCCCTTGCGGTAGATCGTTTTGTCGTGATGCAGGGTGGAAAGAACGTTGTAAGCGCTCTTCGAGGAAGCTGCCATTGCGATACTCCTTCTTTATTCGCTTGCGGTTTACGAAAGGCGCGTCTCACCTGGAAACGCGCCTTTCGCTTGTGATTGCAGGTAAGCCGGCGCTTTTAGCCCTCGATGTCGCCCGGAATGATGCTCATCGGGAAGTTGGCGACGTTGACAGCGTTGAGGATCGGGACTCCAGTCTCGGTCGCGGTGACCTTGAGCCCGTAGTACCAGTCAACCGACTGCCAGTAGGTCTTCTTGTCCTGCTCGGGATCGAGCCATTCAAGAACGCCGTAGCCGTCGATCGTCCCCGGAGGCCCAGGCAGAGACGGGGTCGTGTCGCTGCCGCCAGGTCCCTTGCCGCCGGCCCAGACGAAGGTCTTGCCGCAGCTCACATCGTTCTTGTCGGGATTGGGCTGGCTGTAACCCAGGAAGGCGTGCCCGCCCCAGATCCACGACGGCACGTTGTTCTGCGACATGTTGATCGCGCTCGCCAGCACAACCTTGCCCGGCTGCAACCCGAAAGCGCTGGCCATCTGGTCGAGCGAGATGTTGCCCGTCGAGTTGGTGTACTTGAAGCGCTCAATCAGGTCGGGGTGATTCTCAAGCGCCTGTTTCACCGGATCGCTCAGGATCAGCACCATCTGGTTGTCCTGCACGGCGGCCTGGCGCAGAATCGCCTTGTAATTTGCCATCGCGACAATGGGGTGCGAAGTGACGTTTGCCGCGGTGTCGTTGGCCGGCGTGGTGATATACGAGTCCCACTGCGCGCCGCCGGCCAGGGTCACTCCATTGGGGAAGTTGGCGGTGGAAAGAGCCATGGCGGCGATCTCGGCCTCGCGGGCGCGGCGGATGCGGCCGATCAAGTCTTTGGTGGAGTGCTGCCGCGTGCTGAAGCCGAGGCCGAGGCCGTAGCTCTCGTCTTCAAACGGCACGGAGGTTTTCAGGGCGTGCGACCGGCAGAAGTACGTGTCGGTCGAGTAAGAGCGCCGAATCGTCGCAGCGCCATCGCCTGGCGCGCGTAGTGTCGATCCGGGAACGCGCAGGTTGTCGCGATTCCAGATCACGTAAGGGAAGGATTGCCGCTCGACCGGAACCTTGGGGAAGATAAGATCTCCCACCAGCGGCACATCGTCGTCGGCGAATTCCTTCGCGTAGTTGCTCAGGGCCACATTCGGGAACCCTGCTGGGGCAAGACCTACATAACCGCCCATTTGAAAGTCCTCCTCCGCTCACGCGGGTGAAATCGTTTGAGAATCGAAGCCCGGATCGAACGCGCGATTAAGGCAGCGCGGCGAACGACAACAGCCCCAGGACAAAGACGTTGGCGAAGCTGCCCGGAGCCACATAGACCTGCGTCTCCAGCGCGATCGCGACGACAGGCTGACCAGCGGTGGCCGGAACGAGCTGCCCGGCCGCATTGGTTGCCAGCGGCTGCAGCGCGTTGACGTTGGCGCCGATCTGCGCCACGCCCTGGCCGAACTCGATCACCGAGCTGGGATTGTTGACGTTGATCGCGTCCTCTTCAAGAATGCCGACAGCGGAGGCTCCCGCGGCGGCGATAAGAGCGGCGTGATTGGCGTCAGCTCCGTAGGTGACAGCGAGACCGCGCGCGTAGCCGGCGACGGCCGCAGGCAGCAGCGATTCCTTGAACTGCGGCCCCTTGGGGCCCTTTGCTTCAACGTAGATGTTCGCCATGTGCCCTCCTAGGGCTGTAAGACTTGTGAAGTTGCCCTCGGGCTTCCGCCTGGCGCTATTCCCGAGGTATTGGCGTCCTTGGGCGTTACAGCTCCGATATGCCCACCAGGTCCGGACTTTGGATTTCCTAGACCGCGCCGCCGGTGCCGTTGCCGGCAACGGTCAACTCGGGCTGCTCTTCAGCGATCTGCGCCAGCGCCTCGCCGAAGGTGATGTTCTTTTCCTTCTGGCGCGCCTTGGCCGCATCGGTGAGCGCATCGCCGCTCGACGCCTTCCCCTTGGCCGTGTGAGCCCCGCCTTCCACAAAGCGGCCGCCGGGAACGATCTTCGGCAGACCTTCGAGGAAGAGCACCAGCGTATCCAGCGTGGTGAGCTTCTTCTTCGCATCGCCCTCGCCGAACTCGACAGTCGCGGTGGACTTGGCCAGTTCCTCGAAGAGCGGGCCGAGGCCCATCTTCTCGAAGGCCGGAATCCACTTGCCCGCGCCCTTGAGCCGGTTGATGGCCTCGACGGCGCGCTGCTTCACTTCGCCGCCGGCGATGGCCGTTTCGCGCTCCGCGAACTTGGCGGTTTGCGTTTTCAGCTCAGTCTCCAGCGCGGTGACCTTCGCCTGAAGCGGCGCAGCGGCCGCGGTGGCAGCTTCGGTGGCGATCCGCGTGGCGTCTGCCTCGCTGAAAGTCTTAGGTTGCGCGGAGGCGCCAAACATCTCCGCGAAGAAGGCTTTAACGCCTTCCTTGATCTGATCGGGAACGCTCTTTTCTGCCACTGCTTCCTCCTCGCCGAAGTCCACCTCGATGAACTTCGCGCCGTGATCGTTGAATGCAAGGTCCTGAAGACCCTTGACCTCGGGCGGCTGCGCGCCCAGGTAGGCCACATGCCGCAAGCCGGTGATGTTGCCGTCCGCGTCGCAATAGAACGCGGCTGAACGCTTCTTGAAGCGCCCTGCCTTGCGCGCCTCGTCAAACTTGGGATCGACCTGCTTCTCGCGCGCTAGCAGCTTGTCGCCGTCAACAGCCAGGCTCTCGATCCACCCATAGGCCGGCTTGTCGTCGGCCGGATGGCCGAGTGTTTCCGGAGCTTCGTGATAGGTGGGATCGTAGTTACGCACCACGCGGTCCAGATCGGCGCGGGTGATGAGACCCTTGTTCGCGCCGCGATAATCGCCGGCACGGAAGATCTCAATCCAAGGGCGCGGCGCTTCGCCGTGCGTCTGGCTTTTGCCCGCTGTAAGCGGGACACCGTCTACAGTCTTTATCTCCGTTGCCATGCAACCAAACTACCGGGCCGCAATGCCTCTCCGGTAGATAGCTGAAACAGCCGCGTAATCTGGAATGCTTAGACTCCAGACAACGTGTGGAAGCCGGGCTCAGGCACTCCCAGCCGCGCCAATAAAGGCAATCTTTCCATGCCGCCTTCGTCGCTTCCTTCCGGCGCATCTTCAGGCAGCACAGGGACAACTCCGCAGCGGCAGTTGAAGCCGCAGGGCGGATAGATCTTCTGCCACACCGGGTCGATGCCTCGCGCGCAGAAGCCATCCAACGCAGCGTGCGCCGGGCGAACGCGCAGATCTCCAGCCGTCCAGTATTGCCAATAAGGGAGCGCCTCCATCATGTCCGGCTCTTTCATCTGCTCAAGCCGTCCGGCGGAGTAGGCTTTGCCCGCGTTGGTTTGGAAAACGGTGTCCAGCTCGAAGGCCGAGAGCTGCTCGATACCGGCGTCAGAGGTCAACTTGTCAACGGCCTTGTGAAAGTCGTCGAGCGTCTCGCCCTTGGCCAGCGTCTCGGAAAGCGCATCGCGGATCTTCCCGATCACTCGCTGGTCGCTAACGCCAGCCACCGTAAAGGCGTCGTTCTTGTACTGGGTTGTCAGGCCATCGAAGAGATCCCGCGTGACCGGCGTCAGGTTGCGCAGATAATCAACTGCGCCCTCCGGCGGAATGTTGAAGCTAAATCCCACGCCGAAGACGTCGTCCTGGGCGTCGTTGTCCGCGAAGTTTCTGAGACGCGACGTGGTAGCCAGGCGCACGGGGCGGCGAAGCTTGACGAGGCCAACCTTGGTGATATGCAGCCTGCCCAGCAGGTTCGCCGCGGCCAGGTGGCGGGCGAGCAGATCGCCGAGCTGGACTTGCTCCGCGTGTTGGGAGAGCACGGTCATTGGTCAGCTCTTGGCGGCACGACTGTAGAGGCAATCTCGCGCACGCGCCGCGCGAAGATGCCTTTGGCCTCGTCCTGCAATTGCGCGAAGAGCTTGTCGTATTGCGCCATCTCCGCGAGCTGCCGCGCTTCGTCCCGCCGCTCGGCGAATGTCGCGGTCGAGCGATCGGCGATCTTCACCTGGGGAGCCGCCGCGGCTTTGGGCTCCAGAATGTCGTCCGGGTTTTCGCCATTCTCGCCTGCGGCCAACGGCACGTCGTAGCGGTCAGAGATATAGCCCACTGTGAACTTCTTGCCCATGCTCTGCAGGCCCATGTCAACGCCAAGCCGTGCGTCCAGGTCGTCGCCGGCCTTGGTCTCGATTTCCCACCTTGGCATCGGCGCGCTGGGGCCGTAGTTCCAAAGCACCAGCGGCCGCACGAGCTGGTCATTGACCACGGACATGACTGCTTTGGAAAGCGAGACCGAACGCGTATCGAAGGTGTCGGCGTGAGTTTTGCCCTGCGCCTGCGACCCTTTGCCGTCTTCGCTGCCAAAGCTGGTCAGTGTCTCGCCCTGGATCCGGCGCACGATGGAGAGCTGCATGGTATTGAAGAACGCCTGGTAGACCTTGGGATCTTGCGCGCGGGCGATCTTCAGCATCTCCGGCTCGAATTCAAAGTTCTTCGGCACGGCGACCGCGACGTTATCGATCAACGCCTGGGCAATATCCACAGCCTGCTTGCGCTCCGACTCGTTGTCCGAGTCGTTGTAATGCACGACGGCTGTGCCGGGCCCCTTCTCGGCGAACTGCATCCACAGACGCTGGATGTTGCGCTTGAACCAGCTTGGCCAGAAGACGTTCTTGAGCATCGGCCGGCCCATCCGGTTGCGCGAACGCGGGCGGTAGCTGAAGATCAGGAACTTCTCCTCGGGAACTTCTTCGCCTTCCGATGCCCAGGGGTTATCGAGCAACTGAAGATTATTCACCTGCGGATAGAAGCGGTTGCCGAAGAGGAAAAGCTCTTGCGGACAATCGCCGATCTGCATCAGCTCCGCCTGGCCCATGGATGTATCGAAGACCATCTCCTGAACGGAGAAGCCGTAGCCGGGCGCATCGAGCACGCCGTCCAGAACCGCGTCAAAGTTCACGCACTTCAGTTGTTCTTCGATGAACTCCTTCACATCGACGGCCAGCGAATCCTTGTCGTTGGCCGGCAGCACAGAGGTGGGGCGCTCCATCACGCTCAGCTTCAGGCCGTCCAGGGCGTTGCCCACATCCTCGTCCTTGTCCTCCAGCTCGCGATAGTAGGCCATGGTCTGCGGCAGGTTGAAGGTCATACTCGCGTAGATGTCGCTGGGGTTGCGGGTTCCGCCAAAGGCCAGCGTATTGCGGTAGAGCGAGATCTGCTGGAGATAACGGCCCTCCGGAGAGATCATCTCGCCTTTGGGCGGCAGCGGCGGAACGGCTGGAATCTTTTTATTGGCCATCACAGATACCCCTTCATTTGCGAATAGGAGGTGGGCTTTTCCGACGCCTGGACGCCGGCGAGCTGGCAGATACCGTCGTCGGCCGCCAGATCCGCCAAGGCTTTAGCCCAGAAGGCGTCGGCGTGGGCAAAGAGCTTTTTCTTGACGCCGCCGGCCACGGCCGTGTCCACCTCGATGCGCGGCGCATCGAAAGTGACGCCGCTGGGCGTGGCCTGGCGTTTGATCGCCTGCAGCTCGGCGCGGATCTGCTGGTCGTAGGGAATGCGGCTGCGGTGTTGCTCCATCCGCTTTTTGATGCGGATAGCCAGATCGGTCTTCATCTTCACGCCGTTGTCATTCGAGCCGCCGAAGCTCACGCCCATCAGCCGGCCTTCGTTCTCCAGATTCAGCAGATCGAAGAGGCCCACGCCCATGCCGGTCATGTCGATGGCGGACCTGGCCGTCATGCGGACAATCGGGTTCAATCGCTTGGCCTGGTCTGGAAAACTCATGCCGTGGAGTTTGATGACGGCGCGGGTCCAGGCCACGTCGCCGATCTGCTCGTCGAGCCACGCGCAGGTTGCGTCATGCACGCGGCCAACGTCGATTCCCATATTCAGCCGTCCGCGCGGATGGAAGTCCGGCGGCAAGTCGATGGTGGCGCCGGTGTCTTCGCAGGCGGCAATCAAGTCGAGGGGCAGCCAAGCCCCGGTGCTCTTGAGGAAAACGCAGCAGAACTCCTGATTCCAGGTGTCGTCGTCGTTCAGGCCGCGGCGCATTTCTTCGATGTTGATCGGGCAGCCCTCGGCCACGGCCAGGTGAACATCCACCCAATGACCGGACCATCCATCTTTCCGGACGATCAACTCTGAAGGCGCAACGCCCATCTCCAGGCCGAGCTGCCGGGCGATGTCGTAGAACTTGCCCTGCTCGCCGTTGGGCGTAGAGAGCACGCGCAGCTTGTGGCCCAGCGCCACCTGGCGGAAGACGGCCGCGAAGATTGCGTAGCTGTCTTCGTGATGCGCAAACTCGTCGAGGATGGCATTGCCGGGATAGCCGCGGGCCGTGCGAGGGTTGGCCGGAAGAGCGATGATGCGGCTCCCGTTCGGAAAGGTGATTCGCTGCTGGATGCCTTCGATGCGGCCAAACACATCGATAAAATCTTCGTCGGCGTAGAGCTGCGCAGTTCCGCCCATCAGCTCAAGATTCTTCTGGCACGTCTCGATGAACTCGGTTGACTGTGCTTTGGAAGCGCTGAGTACCGTCCAGGTCGCGTTCGCGTGCTCCAAACAATCAAAAATTGCTTCGAGACCTGTTGCGTAGCTGTAGCCGATGCGGGCCGACTTCACCGCGCACTTGAAGCGCGTGTGATCGTCTACCCATCGTTGCTGGTAAGGCCGGAGCTGGATTACAGGAGGAAGCTTGATCTCAGGCACGAGCTGCCTCCGGATTCTCAACCGGAGGCAGCCCGAAGACGCGCTCGCGCAGACGGTTGATGTCCGCAACGGTCAGCTCGCCCTTCGAGAGTTTCTTGGCCGCGCCTTCGGTCTCAGCCTCAAGTTGCTTGCGCTGAAGAGCCTCGCGCTCTTCCAGAATGCGGAGCTTACGCGCGTCAACCTCGACCCGCTTCGCCTGCAGATCCACGCGCTGGAGGCGGCTGAGGGTGAGCGATAAGACGTTCAGGCCGTCGAGAAACTTGGCCTGGTCACCAGTGCCGACTTGTTGCATCAGCGTGAAGACCTGGTCACGCATGGCGTTCATTACCGCGGCATTCGTTCCCGGAAGATCGTTGCCAGCGAAAGCCGCGGCCCACTCGCGGGCCTTGGCGCTCTCGGCCAGGATTTGCTTGCGGACCTGAGAGACGCGCAGATCGAACCAGCGCTGGAGCGATGACTTGGGAAGCCGCAAGCCTGGAAAGAGATCCAGCGCGTCGGTGTCAACCTGCTCCCAGTCGATGAAGCCGCCGCCGTCTTTGTCCCACTCCGAGCTGTATGGCCGCGCAGATTGCTCGGCTATCTCCACCCAGGTGCGTCCACGGTCATAGAGATGCTTGATCGCGTCTTGCGCGCTCTGCGGCAAGCGGTCGATCTTGAGCGGCTGCCTCTTCTTCCGCGGCTCCCCGGTTTTTGGCATGCGTCTGGTCATGGCTAGTTGAAGAGCACGTCGTCGTTGCTGCGCCCGGCGGTCACAAAGCGCAGCCCTGCGGCCGTCAGCACAATCTGGCTCAGCTCCACGCGGCCGCTCACTTCGTTGACCTGAGTTTTGAAATCGAGATAGTCGAGCACAGCGAGATCCTGAAGCAGCGTGGTCACCTGCTCCTGGCCCAGGGTCTGGCCCATCTTTTGCAGCACTGCCCAGACCTCGAAGTTATCCATCCGGGAGAGCTGGTTTTCGTGCCCTTCGCGCACCATCTTCAGGATGATGCCTCGCCGGCGCCGCATCTGAATTGCTCTACGATCCGCTTCCATCGCCGCCACTTTGTCCTCCGCCCCAATTGCGCCGCTCCACCAATGAATTCACGGAATGCGCAATCTCTTCCAACACCTTGTCCTGCTTGTCGAGCCGCTCGTAAACGCCGGGGAACTCGCTGGCCGCATAAATCGCCAGGCGTTCCACCTGCTCGAACTGCCGATTGCCCTGGTCGGCGAGCCTGGTCAGCGCGTCCGCTGTGCGCCCGGCGGAGCTGGCTGAGTGTTCCAAGCCGCCGGCCACGACGGTGAAGCTCTCGCGAACCGTAGCGTTCAGCCCCTCAAAGAGCCGCCCCACGACGAAAAGCCCCACAATCGCGATCAGAAACATCGGGCCCCAGTTCTGGAGCAACGCAAAGGCCTTGTCCGGCTGGCTGCGCAAAACCTCATAAGCGCCCATCACCACGGCCGCGCCGCTTGCTCCGCTGATGGCCAGGCCCACATGCTTGACCCATCCGGCCCTGAAGCCAAGGCCCAGCTCCGCCTTCGGCACACTGTTTCCTGTCAGTCCCAGACTCGTCATTTGGAGGTCTCCCGCGACGCGTGCCAGCAAACCACCACCCCAGCCCAAAACTTACCCATGAAACCCCCTTGAAACCCGAAAACCCGTTTTGGGGTCAGACCTGACCATTTTTTGCCTCAGCGGCGCGCCGGAAAGGCCCCGTCGTACCCGTTCACTCAATTTTTTGGTACTACCCCCGCCAAAAATCCGCCCGGCGCGTCCTAGCGCCTCCTGACGCGTTTTTGGCTTTTGCCGGTTTTTACGTCCCGGCGACCGCCTGGGCGACGGTCAGGTTATCCGGCCTGGCCCACATCGCCGCGAACTTCGTCTCGAACGCCTTCGTGCTCTCCGGATCGACCGAAACGGTCGCCGAATTGTCCTGCTTGCGTTCGCCCTGTTCGCTGAAATTGGCAGAGCCACCGCGCACCAGGCCCGAATCGACGCAATAGCTTTTCAGGTGCATCAGCACTTTGGAGTGCTTGACGCGAATCTGGACGTTGGCCAGGCCGATCAGTCCATGCAGCGGAATCCGCGCGCAGCTTGCGTCGCCTCGGCATTCGGCCTGCAGCTCGCCCCGGTCGAGATAGATCCGGATCGCCACGCCATGCGCCGCGCGATCCGCCAGTACCTTTACAATCGCGTCATCCGTCAGACTGAAAGCCGCCATGTCGATGGTCTTCTGCGCCGAGTCGAGCACGGACACATCCCGTGCCTCCAGATTTGTCTCCGGCGAGTAGTAGGTGTCAGAGGGCAGCGGCTGCTGCGCATAGGCCCAGTCGCCGCAACCTGCCATCCAGATGGTGATGGCGAACCCCACCGCCAGAAAAGCCCAACCACGTATTTGATTCCTCATAGTGCCTCCGACATTCCCGTGATTCTCTTTCACGCCCTTACTGCGCCCAATGACCTTAGCAGCCGCCGGAACCATGAACGCCGCTCCCGATAGCGCCGGGTCTGCCCTCCGCACTTCCGGCATACGGCAGGCATCGTCCCCCATTTCATCCGCAACATGGCGCCGCAACGATGGCAACCGCACAAAACGGCCATTAGGCTACAGCGCCTCCATCAGGCTGAAAATTCTGCTGCTCACATAGCCCTCTGTCTTCCACCAGAGCCGCTTTATGCAGGTGAAAGCCAGCTTCTCGGCGGCTTCATCATAGGTCCAGGCAATGGTGATGCCGTCGCCCGTCGCTGTTCCCGTATCGCCTTTGCAGTCAAATCCCTCAGACTGCGCCCGGATGCGCGCGCGGACCGCGTGATACCTCAGCCGGGAGATCGAACTGAATGTGACGCGCACTGCCATCCGCGTGGCCTCTTTTTCGTTTCCGCCGCCGAGACTGGTTGATCCCAGCGGCGGAAGGTTTGTTGAGTTCCCCAGGTACGCGTGCCGACTCCTGTCGGTCATCCAAGAAACCAGCGCGATATTCGTATACAAATCCGCTGGCCACAATCTGGGGTCTTGCTCTCTGTTGGGTTTATGTTGGGTTTATCTCGTTAAAGCTTCCGCGCGTCCGCTTTCAGCTTGGCCATCACCTTGGCCGCAATCTCCTCGACGTATTCCGCGTCGGTCTTGAGCGCGGCGCCAGCCACAAGCTCCGCAGAGCCAAAAGGCTTTCCGATGGCCGTCTCGATGGCATAAAGCCTGGTTATGAGGGTTGCTTCCAGGCTCTTCACCGCGGCGCCGATCTTACCGTTGAACACGGCGCCAAGAATCACGCCGATCATGAATACAGCAACAAACCAAAGAAAAATCATGCTCTCCGCCTCTCTCACTGTTGTGGGGGTTCAGGCCCCCGGTTCCGGTTATTAAGCACATCCGCGGCCTTGTTGACCCCATAAAGCGTGCCCGTAATTCCAGTCACAAAGAAAGCCATTGGACTCAGGATGGAACTCAGTTCCGCGACACTGACCGGCCCAGGCACCTTGCTCACCAGGGCAGTCACCCAGCCCAGCGCGAAGGTCACCACCAACGCAACGCAGATCCGCGTGTTGCTGACCGTGCCGTCCGCCTCGCTCAACCAGGAGCGAACAAAGCTCGAGCTTTTCGCCGGGTCAAGATTCGTCATCTGAACGCCTCCCACAAAAGAACGCCCACTAATACAAGATCGACAAGAGCGTAGGCAGCCACCATCACCCAGAACAAAAGGCCGAGACCAAGGTCCCCATCGCCCTGCGAACCCACCGTTATGCGGAGGAAGAACAATCTCGTCGTGACAGCCTCGAAAACCAGCGCCACCAAAAGCGCCAGGAGAGTCTTCATTTCGTCACCCTTCCCGCCACGTATCCGGCGCCCACGCCGATTCCTACCCACTTGGCCGCTGTCAGCGTCTTGTGCAGCCAGCTTCCGCCCTTGGCCGTCTTCTCCCATGTGTCGCGCTGCGCCTCGGTAGCCTTCAGCTCAGTTTGCAGATCGGCAGAGGTTAACGCACAGGCGCTCAGTTTGGCCGAGTTCTCCTGGCAGCCGATCTCCGCGTTTTGTATCGCCTGGAAATCGGCCGCCGGAATCACAATTTGCTGTTGCGGAACTTTTGCCGAGTCCGCTGCTCCCGGCTGCGCGGGTCCATTTCCCGCCGCCGGCTGAGTCGCTGCCTGAGTCGTCAGGGGCTGCGCCAGCGCGATCAGCTTCGAGGTGTCCAGAATGATCTGCTGCGGAGTTGCCGGCTGGCTCTTTTGGGATTCAAGCGCGGCGAGAGTTTGCTTGAGCTGCGCGGCTGTCTGCGCTGCATCGCTCTTTGCTGCATCAACGCTCTTCTGCTCGGCGGCTGTCTGAGTCTCGGCTTTGAGCTTGGCATCGTGCTCTGTCAGCCACACGTAGCCGCCAAGGGACACAAGGACGATCAGCAGAATACCGATTCCAATCGACCACCACTTTGAGATCGTCATGCCGGTTGTCCTTTCCACAGCGCCGCTTCCGCCTGGCGGCGAGCCTTCAGGGCTGCCAGCTCGACTTCCTTGCCGTTGACCATGCCGTGATCCCAGGCCAGCAATTGCTCAGCCGCCGCGTCGTAGTTCCCGGCGTTGAGGTCTTTGAGCAAAGTGGAATTGCAGAGGCGCGTGGCGCCCAGGTTGAAGACGAAATCCACCAAGGCGTCGAACTGGCCTTGGGCGAGTGGAACTTTGACCAGGTGTTGCACGGCCTCTTCAGCATCATCCACGTCGCAATTCAGGATGTGCTCGGCCAGCTCCGGCGTCACGCCGTCGGCGAAGGCTCCATGCTGCGTCAGGCGATGGCCATAGCCGATGGTTGGAAGGCCGGCCACGTCCAGGTAAACTCTGCCCCGGAATCCCTCGGACTCTTTGAGTAACGCAAAGCCTGCCGCGCTGAATTCCATTGCCTCACCTCAAATCGGAGGCCGGGGGTTGGATGTCTCCAACCCCACGGACACTCGTCTGCTTCTGCTCTGGCAGCTCCGCAACCTCCTTGTGGATGTCGGGATGCCTACCGTTCAGGTATGGAGGCAGTATCAGGCGCGGCTTCGCCGCGCGATGCTAGAGATGTTTAAGGCGCGATATCTGGAATGATTCGCGCCGCGTTCCTGATTGTGTAGTTGGCGATCAACAGTTCGGGAGAAGCCGTGCGACGGGCCGCGCCGCATATTGTATAAACCACTCCAACGCTTCGCGTCTTAAAACTATGCGTTCGCGCCAAAAAAGCGATCCAGTTCTTGACGCAGTTCAGCAGGGTCGCGCGTGTCGGCAATCCATTGCCTCTTCTGCATTTCCTTTATCGGAAAGCTAAACAGGGAGGACCGTAGAACGACCTCCTCATCAACGTAGTCCGTCTGGGAGAGGCGGTAAGTGTTGTCAATTGCGAGCCAGTGTTCAGCGCCGTTGCCTAGCACTACGCCCAATTCTTGCGCCAGTTCAGGCGATAACTGCCGCCTTCCGACCATTAGGCTGCTGATTTCGGTTGGCTTCCGACCCATGACAAAAGCCAGGTCTGATTGCGTCCAGCCGCGCGTATGTAGCTCATCCCGAATGTACTTACTGACCGGAAATACCTTTTTTGTCTACCCTTCCATGATCCTATTTTAGCGCAATCGTGCGAGCAATCAAGGCAAAAATGAAAAAAATGTACAGAACGTACATTTTATGGCATTGTGCTCTTGGCGGGGGTCAGAAGGCGGGTGGTCCACTTCAGGTCCGCTCTAAAGAATGGGAGCCCCAGGTCTCGATTTTGATACCTGAGATCGCACGAACCGCTTCCAGCCGCGGATTACCCCCCGAACGCCGATTGGTCTGCTATCGGACGGCGGGTCACTTTCATTCGGCGAATACAAGGCGAAGATAAAGACGCTTAGAAAATCGCCCGAAGAAGCGCGTAGATAATGCCGGCACTTAGCGAAAAAGCCCACAATGCGGCGAAGATCGCCCAGAAGATGCTCCTGGATGTCAATGGCATGGGGACCGCTCGCGCCATAGGCGCAAGACCCCGTCCATCCGGCAGCGGCTTGCCGGCATCGAAAGCTTCGCGACAGAGGGGATGCTCGGTCGCAATGAGACCCGCCCATTCGCCGCATAGGTTGCACTTTGCCATCACGTTCTCACTTTCCAGTTGGTGCCGGGAATCCTATCCATTTCAAAGCTCTGCCCATGATAGTCTCTGGAGCTGTGCGCAAAAGGCACAGTCAAGCCTGTACGCGGAGCGCGGGAGAATTGGGTCGTCTCGGCAAACATGCATCCAGAACACCTCTGACAAGGCACTGAAGCTCCGGCGACTGTTTCAGATCGAGCAAACTGCTACCTTGTTGCTTTGTGGTCTCTGGATCAGAGGGCGTACTGTTCACACTGATATTGATTTCGATCCGGTCGCCGGCCACAACGCAGTTATCGGGAGAATTGACGTTGATCGTGACGCCGTGGTCTCGCTGGTTCTTCTTCCCTTCCGGTTCGACCGCTCTCATAAAAACCCCCATCTTCTCAACCAGGTGCAATCGTTCGCTGTCTGTCATCACGGGTCCCAGAGCAAGTTATCGACCGCTCATCAGGCGGTCTTTAAGAATCGCTCCACCATAGCAGGGTCCTCGCTCTTCATCTTGTGACACAGCTCATAGTAAAAGACAACCTTCTCCACGTACTCGCGATCAGATAAGCTACCTGTCTTCACCCCGAGCTTTTTATTCAGCGCCTCGATCACCACGCCCAACAGTTCTGGATCCCAGCGAGGTTGCGGACTTGGCAATTGATTTTTGTCTCTATTTATTTTGCCGACTCTCCTGTCCACGCTCGAAAGAGACCTCGCGACCATAGCCTTCGCGCCTTGAAATATCTCAGGGGCCATCTGGCCGCCCTCTAGAAATTCAGGCGGAAGGCCGGCCTGGTCAAGGAAGAAGAGTTTATCCGCACCGTCGCAGAGTTTTGCGATCCGTACAAAAACATCGGGGTTCGGCCTGTTTTTTGCCGCCTCCCACTTCGAGATGGCTGAAGGCTTCGTACCCAAGACCTCGGCGAGCGCGGTTTGGCTCATGCCCAGCGAGTTCCGAAGCGCGGCGATCCGGTCCGCCACGGGCGAACTTACCATTTTTGGCTTCGGTTTAGGCGGCATAATAATTTTCCTTGACACATTGTGCAACTGAGCATTATGCTCGATTTCACAATGAGGACGTTCAGTTTGAGCCTTCAATTTAAATCTACAGCGCCGGAGCTGGAACAGGCGGCTCTTTTCTACGGAATCTACAGCCGTATTGCTCGGAAGCTCGGCGTTAGCCCTCAGCATGTCAGACAGGTTGCTAAGGGGCTTCACCGCTCGAAGAGGGTCTCGCTGGCCCTCACTCGCGAGATGCAGCGAATTCGGAGCAGAGTGCAGGAGCGGGCGGCATGAACGGAAACTCATCACGCTCTCAGGTTGCCTCCACCCGTCCCGCGGCGTCTACGGCAATTTCTGAACAATCTTTTGCCGTGAATCGGGAGCAATCGCTCTTCGACCGCACTTCGCAGATGGTTCCAGGCTCGATGAATGACGCCGCCCTGGTGCGCACTGCGCTGGTCGAGAGCATCCGCAAATGCGGGAAAAGCCGCGACACCATTGCCGAAGAGATGTCGATGCTCACGGGCACAGAAGTCACAGTAAGGCGGCTAAACGCCTTTACAGCGGAATCACGCGAAGACTTCCGGTGGCCTGCCGAACTCGACCGCGCCTTCTGCGCCGTCACCGGCTGCAACGACCTCATCCGCGGCCGCATAGAATTGGCCGGCTTGCGGCTCATCACGAAAGCTGAGGCGGAACTGCTCGAACTGGGGCGTGAATACATCCGCCACAAGCAGGCCCACGAAAAGATGGAAATGTTAGAACGCCGCCTCGCGGGGGTGGAACTACTATGAGCGCACAACCGCAGCTCTGCCTTGTCGCCCCGCCGCTGGAACATTGGCTCACCGCCGAAGAAGTCATTGCTCTGACCGGATGGACTGACCGCTGGCTGCGCGAGAAAGACGCGCGCGGTGAGATTGTCTCCCGCGAATCCGACCAAAAGGCTGCAAACGGGCGTCCCAAGAAGCTCTACCTGGCCGCATCTTTCCCGGCCGAGATCCGCGCCAAGCTCGACGGCGCCCAGCGATCCTCCATTCTAGGGCCGCTATTCGCGGATGTTGCGCCAACTCCGGCAGCCACGCTGCGCGTCGCGCTCCCCGATCCGGCAGCCCAGGCCCAGGCCGAGCAGCGGCTGGAAATCCTCCAGATGGTTCTGGATTACCAGTCCGATCCGCAGCGGTTCTCAGCCTTCCACCTCGCCGATGGACGCCCGGTCACTTCGCAAACATCCCTGATTCAATACATCGCGCAGACTCGCGGAGTCTCCGAGCGCACGCTCAAGCTTTGGCTGGCGCGTTTCCGCGCCGGCGGCTTTGCCGCGCTCGCAGACCAGCCCCGCCGCGACAAAGGCGTCTCCCGCTGGTCAGCGCAGAGCGAGCAGCACGCTGAGCTGGCTGACCTGGCCACTTACGCCTACCTCAACGAGCACCTGAACAAGCGCATGGCCTTCGAGATCGTCGAATGCCGCGCCAAGCAGATGCGGATTGAGCCGCCCAGTTACGAGACCATCCGCAGCTTCCTCGATAATCTGCCCGGCGCGGTGACCACGCTCGCGTTGAAAGGCCGGCGCGAATACGACGAAATCTTCGCGCCATACATCCGGCGCGGCTACACGGACTTCGAGGCCGGCGAAATCCTCGTTTCAGATCACGCTCACCACGACGTACTGGTGCAGAACGATCTCTTCGATGCCAAGGACCGCGCACACATGCGCCTGGACTTCACCGGACTGATCGACATGCGCAGCCGCAAACTCACCGGCTACGCCTGGTCGCAGGCAGGCTCATCGCGCTCCATCGTCACCTGCCTGCGCCATTCCATTCAGAACTTCGGACCGCCCCGCACGCTCTACACGGACAACGGCAAGGATTACCAGAAGGTCGGCAAGGGCGCAAATAGTTCCGCATGGAACGTCGCTGACATCCCGCCCGAGGCCATGGGCGTGCTGGCGCGCCTGGGCATTTCCGTTGACTACTGCATCAAGTTCCACCCGCAGAGCAAGCTGATCGAGCGATTCAATAACACCATGCACCAGCGCTTCGACCGCCGCTGGAAGACTTACACCGGCCCCACTCCAGAGCAGCGCCCAGACCGTTGCCACGCCGCGCTGGCGCGCCACAACAAGCTGCTGGCGTTGGGCCGCGCGGACGAATCCGATCTGCCGCTGGCCAGTGAGTTCATCCGCGCGGCCGTGCTCTGGATCGAGCAGGAGTATCACCTGCGAGTCAAGGACGTGCAGGGCATGGAAGGCCTGACGCCTAACGAGGCCTTCGAGCAGCATCGCTGGACCAAACAGCCGCCCGCTCCCGAGCCGGCCGTCCTGGCGTGCCTGCTCGCCGAGCGCACCACCCGCATCATTCGCGAGTGCTCCATCGAGCTGCTCAATCGCCGCTATGTGGCGGCGGACCCGGAGAGCGGCCGCGAGCTGCACAACCGCACCGGCCTCACCGTCACGGTGGCCTTTGATCCGCTGGAAACGGACCGTATAGCCGCCCTCGATGATGACGGATACGTCTTTGCTTATCTGGAGCCGGAGACCTTCCTGCGCCAGGCCAAGGACGAGGAGACACAAGCTGCCATCGGCGCCAGTATGCGTGAGCGCAAACACCGCTACCACGAGACACGCGACCAGCTCGACGCGCTCAGCCGCCGCGTGCTCCGCTCGGGCTACGTCCCGCAAAACGATCAAATGCTTCAACTCGGCGGCCTCCCCATCGAGGTCTCCCACCTGGTGGTGCATCGGCCACAGCCGACGCGCCTCCAGGGGGGAGATGACAACGAACTAAAAGACAACCTTTTACCTGGGCAGGCGGCAGATCGCCTCGCTGAAAGGCTTCGGAGGAACAGTGACAATTCTCACCAAGCGTAAGCCGTATCTCAAATCGCTCGGCTTACCGAGCGATGCGGAGATGATTCGCCGGACGCGAGCTTTCGTGCTCCACTCCGGCCTCACACTCGGAGAGCTGGCGGACCTGGCCGGCCTCAATCCAAGCTCGATGCGTGTCTTCCTGTCGGGCAACTACGACAGGCACCAGGGCGTGGAAGACAACACGCTGGCCGTGCGCGCCGCGCTCAAGCAGGTCATCGACAGCTACGAGATCGAGCACGGCGCGGTTGTGCAGGGCAAGCACTACGACACGGCTGAATATGAAGCCGTGCGCCGCTCGATGTGGTCAGCGCTGCGCCAGGGCACGGCCTACCTGGTCGATGGGCCTCCGGGAACGCAGAAGAGTTACACCTTCCGCCGCGTGGCTCAGGAGATCAACCGTGGCAGCGAGGGCCGCGCGGTTTACGTCTATGCCCGCGTTGAGCACAGCCCGCAATCGTTTCTGATTGAGGCCTGCACCGAGGCCGGCATTCCCAACCGCGGCACCATCGACCAACTCCTCCGCAAGCTGCGCTTTTTCCTTGCCAAACAGCGGATGCTGCTGATTGTGGACGAGGCGCAACATCTGGGCCTGAACGGACTTGAGATTCTGCGCCAGCTCCTCGATACACCGCCCTTCTTCGGCGTTGTGCTGGGCGGCTCTCATGACATTTCCGTGCGCTTGCGCGATTGGCGCATGGAGCAGTGGCGCAGCCGCCTGCGCCGCACCCACCTGCTCAAAGGCCTCAGCGCCGCAGAGGCATCCAGTATTCTCCAGGCCGAGCTGGGACCGATGTACGCCGCGGACATCGCCGACAGCATCAAGGACGCCACGGTCGAGGCTGTGCGCGACCGCAAGGCCTTCCAGTACGTGAGCGCCCGGAATCTCTTCTTCGCCATTGAAGACGCCCGCACCGCAATTGCGGAAGCGGCCGCGGCTCGTAAAGCGCCGGAAAGGGAAGAGGCGATTGCATGAGCACCTGGATGCCCAGCGACGAGCAGATTCTTCGCCTCGACGAAAAGCTTTGCCGCGCGTGTGATGCGGCCAGCGGATGGCTCAAGCTGGCCGTGATTCTCGCCGCTATTTATTTCTTCGCTGAGATCGGCGCGGCCTTTCTGCCTGGGGGCGCCGTCGAGCGCGTGTGCGGAGGTGGCCGGTGAGAGATACCAAAGCGCTCGACAAGTTCCTGCGGCAAATCGCACATCGCACAGCCGACCTTCAGGCACAGGCCATCCGGCTGCTGGGCCTCGACACAAATGGCGACTGGGCTCCCATCGATAGGGAAGTCGGGAAAGCTCGCCGCATCACGGATTCGATCTCCGGCCACCTGGACGACGCGGAGCGCGAACTCTACAAGCTCGGAGGCAAACGGTGAGCAACCAACCTGTGAGCCGCATCGCCTACATCGATCAGTTCGGCGACGTGAAATGCCTCAGCCCGAAGGCCGTCAACGCCATTCCTTCTGAGTTCGGCGACTGCCTCAAAGCTTTGAGCGCTGACCTGCAGCTCGCGATCGATTGCATTGATATGTTCGGCGGCGTGCCTGTGCCGGTCGCCAAAGCCATCCTGCGCAACATGGAGCCGGCGCACGCAGCTCTCGACATGGCTCTGCACTGCTCTCCGAAAGTCGAGGTGCATTGATGCAAGCTCCCCTCATTCCAACCGCGCCGCCTTACCTCTGCAAAAACTGCGGCGCTCCCAAGCTCGAAACGAATCACTGGCAGATGGCCATCACCAGGCCAGGCTTTGAAGGCGTCATCTACCAACCGATTGAGACCGTCGAAGAGCCGCGCAACCCTGAATTCCTCTACGAAGAACTCTGCGGAGATACTTGCTCGCTTAAACACCACCAGCGGTATCTCGACGACCTCAAGGAACTTTTCAAGGCGTTGCAACAAAAGAAAGAGGCTTCATCCGATGACAAATAAGAAACAACCGCCCACTCCCGAAATGATCGACGGTCTCTGCATGAACTTCGACGCGGCGAAAGCCGCTGTCGATGAAGCGCAGCAGAAACTCTCCACCGCCAAAGGCGCGCTGCTGGAAGCCGTGCAGGATTTCGGCTACGTGCCCGCGAACGCCGAAAAGACCACGCGCCTCGAAGGCACGCTCTACATCGCCGACGCCACCGTGGCCTCCACGGTCGAGATCGTCGAGGCTCCGGTTGGCGAGCTGCAGAGCGAGCTATCACGCCTCAAGCTGCCCAAGGTATTCACGGCACTCTTCGAGCGCAAGGTGAAGCACACACTGCGCAAGGATGCGGCCGGCACGTTGAAGCTGGCCATCGGCGGCTTGCCGCCCTTGGTTCAGACCCGCCTGCTCTCGCTCTTCTCATCGTGCTTCAACGTGGGCACAAAGGCTCCGGCGCTCTCGGTCGAGCTGGCCGCCGCGCTCCGCCAGAAAGAAGCTGAGGCACTGGCAAAGGCCGAGCGTAAAGCCGCCAAGGCCGCGAAGAAAGGCGGCGCGAAGTGACACCGCTCGAACGCCGCATTGAATGCGTGGGGATGGCTATTGCGGAGGCGCAGTCGCACCTCGAGGCCATCAAGCAGCGGCCCGATGTTTGCCAGGGCGCTTTCCTGACCGAGGCCGCCAAAACGATTCACACCCACGCGAGCCAGCTCCAAGAGATTTTGGTCAGGCAATTCCTCAGGAAAGGTCGCGCGAAATGAAGCACAGAGAGATTGTTCTCGCAGCCGAACCCGAAGCACAGCTCGACTATTACGAGTTCCTGCGCGGCCAGGGAGAGCCCTGCTGGTTCATCCGAATAGGTATCCAGGGCAAACCCATCAGCGACATTTGCGCCTCTCCCGCGGCCGCATGGAAGTCCGCCAACGCCTGGCTGCTCAAGTCCCTCAGAGAGAAGGCCGCCTGATGGAAGCCGTCGCCATCGTCGAGCCGATGCCTCGCCAGTTGTGGGCTACCTGCCCCAACTGCGGGTCGCTGCTCGACGCATGGAAGACGTGCCCGCGGGTATCCGCTGAGGTGGCGGCGTCGGTCTCCACGATGCGCCGGCCGCGCTATTGCTCTGGAAAGGAAGACTCCGATGCTGCCAGCGCCTGAGACAACCACCATGGCCCCGCGCGGAAAGCGCTGCTCCCGCTGCCTCTGCTGCGACGCCGTAATCGTCTTCGCCGGCGAGGCCCTCTGCGCAGCGTGCGACGACGACACGCATCCGGCGCTTCCGGAACGGCACAACAAGTTTGAGTCGGATTCGGCCAACTGTCCGGCTCCAGAGGAGGGGGAGGCAACGCCTACTGGATCAATAGCGCGCGCGGCGACCTCCTCCAAGCCTTTCACCCCGCAACCGTTGAAGGAGGAACCGATGAAAGTCACAGCCGCAATGAAGCAAACAATTCGCGACGCCGACCCGAACGAAAGCAACGTTTCCATCGGAAAGCGCCTTAGTCTGACTGATGGCCACGTCTCTTACTACCGCTGCAAAATGCGAAACGAGGCGAAGAACAAGAAGCCGGCCGAGCCGCAGGCCGCGCACACGAAGCCCGCGACGGGCGCTGTACGCGTTGGCCCTGGCCACACTCTGGCAAACACAATCCAGGCCACATTCCTAGTCACCGACAAAATCATGGACAACTGGTGGCGCGGCCTCAAGCTCGGCGACAAGGCCGCGATCTTCGCCGCCAACTATGTGATCCGCGTCGAAGGGACCGTCGAATGAGCAACACCGCTCTCAGTGCCGCAGCGCGCAACGTGAACGCGAGATTGATTTCGCTCACAAGCCGAGACCTCCTGCTATGGGAGTACAGCTCCACTGACCCGAAGAAAGCTCTGGAGCTTTGCGACGAGTTGGATGTGCGCGTTGACAAGCTCATCACCAGCATCGCGCTGCTGCGCCAAACAGCCCTTAAAGAGACCAGGGAGCGGAAAGGGCGTGCCTGATGGTCTGCGAAATCATCAAGGACGAGAACGGTCATATCATGACGATTTGCTGCAGCCGTTCGCGCGTGGAGACCTGCAAGTTCTGCCGCATCCAGCCGGTGAGCAGGCTCTGCGATTTTCCGGTGGGGCCGCGCGGCAAAACCTGCGACGCCGGCATGTGCGACAAATGCGCTACGCGCGTCGCGCATGAGGTTGATTACTGCCCAAGCCACCGTGATCAGAAGCCCGCTGCAGAGCAAGCTTCACTCTTCGGAGGCACGCGATGACCGAGCAATCTCTCTTCCCCGACCTGGCCGTTTCCGTCGAGCAGCGTAAGCGGACCATCGACTCGGAGATCCTTATGCTGCTTATGGGCAAGCCAGGCGGCCCATTGAATCTCACGCTTTCCGACGACGAGAAGGCAGTCCTCACGGCCATACGCTACTCGCGCGGCGCAGCCAACGCTTACCCAATCCGCGAGATGCAGCGGCGCCCAGGCTGCGAGCACCTCACCGATCGCGAGATCAAAAAAGCTGTGCGCACACTCCGCATCAACTTCCATCTGCCCATCGGCAGCAGCAAGCAGGGAAGCGCCGGCGGCTACTTCATCATGCTCACCGACGAAGACCACTCCGTTCTGCGCAACCAGGTGCTCGACCAGGTGCGAGCCGAACTGGAAGTCCTCAAGTCTGTGGATGGTCCACGCGCCGCGCTCGAATTGCTCGGCCAGCTTCAACTGGAGGTATGTTAATGCGTCGTTTTCGCGAGTCAGATCCGCCCACCATGCTGGTCTTCACAATCATCTATTGCGCCGTCGTTCTGATCTTAATCGGTGGCCTTATCGTGGCGCATTGCCACTCAAGCACACCGGCCATGCTGGTTTTCACAATCATCTACGGCATGTTCGTCGCGATCTTCGGCGTATGCCTCCTCGTAGCGTGCTTGTGGAAACTTCCCACGAAAAGAGGACGTTGATGTTCGTCAGATCGGCACACAAAGTCAATGCGCAACCCGGACCCGCAAACTCGACGGCGCGACCCGCTGAGGCTATTTGTCAGATTCCGGGCTGCGCAGTCGCCATCAAGCGCAGGCAGCTCATGTGCTCGACGCATTGGTTTGAAGCGCCCGCCGAAGTGCGCGCTGAAATTTATCGCGCCCTGGAGGCGTGGTTCGCCGGCAAAGAAAATGTGCGGCCCTACATGGTCGCGCGACTCACAGCACTTATTCACGTTGGCAAGCTCCACGGCATAGATGTGAGCGCGCTCGAAACCAAGCTCGACCAGGTCCGCGAGGATCTCCGAACGGAAGCTGCGAAAGGGAACAACTTATGAGGCCAAGAAAGAAGATTCTGCTGGTGGGCGCGTCGGAGGACCGCCTCTCCATTCTGAAGTTCATGCTGAACACCCGCGGCTTCGCCGTCACGGCTGTCGTTGGCGCGGCGCCCGCTGTCGAGCAGCTCCGCGCGCAAACCTATGAGCTGCTGCTCTGCGAGCATTGGCCATTGCCTGGCATCGAGCATCTGCTCAACCAGGCTTGGGAGATCGATTCCGCCATGCACTCTCTAGTGCTGGCTCCTGGCCTCACGGCCTCGCCGGCCGGCCTCAATACGGATGCTGTTCTTCTGCGCGGCGGCTGCTCGTCGTCGGCACTGCTTGAAAGGGTGAAGGTACTCACCGCTCGCAAGCGGGGACCGCGCGCGATCCGCAAGCAGCCCGCAGCCGTGCCAGTGCCTGAGATGTGCGCGGCGGATCGGAGGCTCGCGTGA